GCGCACCAGAGCTGCGAGCGCATCAATTGTCAGTTTGCGTTGTTCCATTTTTAAGTCCTCGGTGTGTTAAGATGGCTCTATTGTAGCACCAAAAACCGGGTTTTGCAAGTGCAGAAGTGTAACGGTTTGTAATAATTTGTAACAGTACTAGAACCTGAGATTTAGATCACCCACTGGATTTGATGATGGTGGCTGCACATGATCAATTGGGGGGGCTGGTGCGATATTCGGTTCAAATTGCCGCTGATCGGTATAAGGGTCAAATGGACGATTATCCATCCAGGTGCGGCATTCCTCAGTGCTCAATCCTGCGTTAGTAGTTTGATCAGTGAAGCAAATACATCTCGAAGATGATGAAATACATCCGGCAATTCTGGGCATGTTGACCACTCGCCTAAGCTCATCAAAGGCAGGAGCAGAATTCGGTTGATGGCTCAGACGGGGAATATAAGCCAAAAAGTCAAAATCATCAGAAGGTGTTGTTTCTGTTGTTTCTGTTGGTGTGTTGCCAGTAATTGGATTCTGCTCGATTGTTTGAGTTACTGTTTCGGTGTATTCAGCAAGACGACCGGCGAAGGTTGGGATTAAATAGGCTGCACCTGCTAAAGCAGCTATAACAACAAATGCGAGAGTTGGAATGCGCCGCGGAGTTTTGGTGTGAAGCTCTGCACTTTTGTAAAGCTTGAATATGCTTTTGTCATAGCGCCATGGGGCTTTGCTAATGCTTTTGGAATACATCAGTTGGCGGCTGCAATGATCCCACTCGTAAACGATTGTCAACCCAAGATTGCCCATGCGCCTAACGTGCAGATGACGTCCCACAAGGCCCTGTATGTGGCGGTTGTAGTTATTCGGGCTCTGGGTTATCAGTATGAAATCGACGCCTAAGTGGCGATGAGTGTCGAGCGATTGGATATCTGGTGGAACAGGTGTTCCATTCGGAACCATAGGCCAGACTTTTTGAAATTCGTCATAGACGATCAGAGACCCAGGTTTAGCCCACTGGTGCCAGTCTCGCAGACCTTTGCCATCGCCAATTGGTTGGAAATGCCAAGCTCTTTTAGGGTCTTGTGACCAGTCCCCGCCGCTTGAGATTGGTTCGTGGTCGAGCTGTAGACCGTTAATGTTGGTGTAAACAATACGGGTTATTTCATCGGTTGAACCATCATCGTTTTTTTTGGTTACTGTAGTGCCTATGACCGGTTGCAATAATTTTGCAATGGCGTATAGGGTTTTACCTGCGCCGGGTGTGCCGGTTATGAGTGTGATCATGCGTTATTCCTGCCGAGGATTTGAGTGGAGCGCTGAATCTGCCAAAGCAGGAAACGGGTTGCAATAGCTCCAAGAATCATGCCCATGGCAAGACCTCCACCGGCAAGCAAAAAGAGGTTTAGCATATCAACCGGAAGGCCGGAAAAACTGGTCTGGAGTTGATCACGTAGTGCCTGCAATATCTGGTCGGTGCCCACAATTGAAACGACGGATAGACCGAGCACGGCTAACACTCGCGCAATTAAAGGCTGCACAAGGGAAAGAATAAAGGTTCCGACTTTCATTTAAACGCTCCTAAAGCCACCGGCAACGATCATCATTGAGGTGAATGCGGCTATTGCCAAAAGCACCGGCCTAAAGTAGCTTGAAATGAATTGACAGTATTGCGGGGTATCAAAGGCGATAATTGTACGACCGCCAATGTCTACGGTTACTGGTCTTGGACATGAGCCGCCGCCTAGGAAATGCTCGGGTTGATATGTAACGACTTGTGTTAGTGTTGGGATTTCATACTTAGGGATGTCAAATTCTGGAACTGGAGCACACGCAAGGACTCCGGGATTGCGGATGCAGAAATCTGATTCGGCGGAAGGTTGTGTAGGTGTAGCCGGATCCAAATCTGAAACTGGGTCGGTTATTCCATGGGGTGAAGTGGTAATGCGTTCTTTGGGGTTTAGGCTAACCCGCCATGGGTTGGCCGCTGTTGGTGATGGGTTGATCTGAACGAGAGGCTGCCTCCATTGCTGCGGCTCTGTGTTGGGAATAGGAACTGGGTCAGATAGTGGAGCTATAAGAGGCCGAGGGATAGGTGGAGTATATGGGACTGGGACGGTACGAGGTGCAGGGTTGATTGTCGGGGTTTCGACAGGGATTGGAACAGTGTTTGGGACGATGTTTGGGACTTGGGCGGGTTGAATTTGAGGTGCGACCAGTGGAACGAATTCTTCTTCGGTTAATGGTCTGGTGACAGGTGGCAGATTTTGAACACATCCAGAAGGCGTAATAATCCAGCCAACAGGGCAGCTTGGATTATTTACTCGAGAATAACCTATGAGAACAGTACCAGTAGTAACGTCTGCCCATGTCTCGCCTTGTGCTAATACTGTACATGTTTGGCCTGTAATCCTAAAACAATTCTGCAAAACTGTTTCTCCTGGTGCTGTATTTCCGAACCTGCTAGTCCAAATAAACCCATCGGAAATTGGATAAGTATGTGTAGACTGCGTTGTTTGAGTCCATTGTCCATTAACCCATTCAACACCCATAGGAGCTAATATTGAAGCAGCAGCGGCAGCAGTTACCAGAGGATGCCTGAATAAATACCGTGCAGCATATTTAGGTGCATTTGCTGCTGAAACTCGGAAATATACAGGAATTTGAACACGACGACCGGCGACAGTTAAATCAGCAGCCGATCTAGCCGAACCATCTACCCACTGACCTCTGTATGCCCATCCATCCGGTGTATTGGAAAAGCCAGGCGGGGGTGATGGTGTAACAAATGCTGATGCTATTTGAAAAGCACCCAGAGCAGCATAAATAAGCCCGCCGCAAAGAACATTTCGATAGGTGAAGGCATTTTTCATTTCTCCGTGTCCCCGCTGAAAAGATCGATGATCTTACGAAGTCCCCATATCACAACGATGACGGCGAGGAAAGCGTAAAAAAGCGCGAGCAGGTCTTCAACGCGTTGCGCGCTTGGCGGGGCGGGTTCGACTTGAACCACAATAGTTTGCGTGTTCGTACTCAAGCCGAACCCCTTTTTTTTACCACCAGCCCATTTTTTGAGCCAGCTTGCGCAGACCCCAGAAGGCGATCAAGGCAACGATGATGGAGGTGGCAGCCAGTGCAAGGTTTGCACCGGTTGTGGTGATGCCAGCAGTGACTTCAGCAGGCAAAGCGGCGAAGGCAGGAGAGATGCCCAAAGACACTGCAAGCAGTGCCATGAACTGGGCGATTTTGGACGAGATGAAGGACATAGGATAACCCCTGAAAAGGTGCGAAATTGCACCCCAAGGCCTCCTTTGGTGGAGGCTATGGGCTGAAATCAGACCTTGGCGGGAGATATGATCTCAATTGAAATTAATCGTCAATCTGATGATAACGTCGAAGCCGGAATCCGTGGGAACGGAGACTTCGTACACCTCACCACCCTGACAGACCCAACCACGCCGTGAGTCAGCAAGCATGTTGGCAATGACGCTCATCAGACCAGTGACCACGATAGCGGGTTCGTGCTCGTCGGCCAGCTCGATAGCCATTTTAGGCCCCTGCCCCGGCCTTGAGAGGCTTAACGCTAATAAGCTGGGTGCGCTGGGTGCGACCGTTGGTAACGATCTCCATTTCGACGTCGGCCTGCAAGGGAAAATGCAAATGTTTGACCGTTTCGTAATTGGTGGAAAGGCCCCAGCCGTACTCAACTGTTGCAGAGCCTTTACCAGTGCCCTTAGAATCATCCAGATCAGTTTGGACGTAGACTTTCGTCGAATCGTAGCCAGTACCGTTCTCCAGAGTACCTTTGCTGGACTTGATGCCCGTGATGGTGACGCGTGAGTTGAATTTCATGATAGTTCCAAATCCGGCGGGTTAAAAGGAGCACAGAGAGCCGGTTCCTCTGTGCTGAAAGAAAAGGACTTGACGGCTTGATTCAAGCCGTGCTTGATGGAAGTGGGCGAAAGGCCGCGCAAGGCTTTGGGTAAAGGGCGGCTAGCGTGTTCGATGACCAAGCGGGTAATCCAGTCGAAGCCAGAGTTGAGGCTTAAATGAACGATGGCTGGGGCCACTGTGCGCTCAATCCAGCGAACGGCTCTCTCAGCGCAGGCTTCGGCAACAGCTTGTGCGGTCTTGATGCTGACAGGCTCGATATTCTGTAGCAGCTCATGGGTGTAGTTATAGGCGCCCGCAAAGTAAGCGGCAGGCCGGATGATGGCCTCAAGCGGAATGATGCGCTGATGGCTGCGCAGCTCTACTTCGGCGCGCCACCAAGAAGACTCCAAGTCACCGTACTGATGTCCCTTTTCGTAGGCGCGAAAAATCTTGCCGGACTCGCGCTTGCCCACGTAGTAGGTGCGGCTGTGTCCACTGTCCCAGCTCCCGGCGTTTTCCTGAGACGGGCGGCGGTTGCGATAGTCGAAATGGCCGTTCAGGTAGGCTTGAC